GAAAATCGTACTTCAGTTTTTTAATGCGCTGTTTTGCCAGTTTGCCTACACTGGCTATTTCCTTATCAACAGCCTCATAATCAGTTTTATCTTTTTGATCCTTTACGCGCTTATCTTCCGCAGGAATCTCATCGACAATCTCAATGTCCAACTCTGGTTGGGCTTCGACATCTTCATCAGGCTTGGTGCCAATCTTTGATTTTATTCCCAAAAATTTCTCTTGAGAAGTCATGCCTGTATCTTCTTGTATTATTTGTTCTGCTTCACTCATGCTTTTTCTATTCCCCTTGGATCATCGACTACCGCCTCAACATTGTCGTCATTGATGACACGAATCTCCTTGCCATGAATCTTGATACGAGTGCCACTAAAGGCACGAAACAAGACAAAATCCCCAACCTGACACCAAGGTCCGGTTGGAAACCTTGTTTCATCCTTGTAGCAATCAGGTCCCATTTTCATAACGAAGCCAACTATACTAGAAACTTCCTCGTAGTGCAGGGTTTCCTGCGCCTTGAGAATGCCTCCTTCAGTCTTTTCTTCCTTATCAGGGATTGCAATTAGGATTCGATAGCCAGTAGGCTCTGGCAACTGAGTTGCCTGTTTCTGTTCAATATTGTCATCAATATTAAGAGCGGTTTCCATTGTTCCTCTCTTTGCGTGGAAAAAAAAGGGTTTCCACGTTCCCCTTTAAATTCAGCACTTAACCGAAAATAAGCACCAAACTAGAGTCGCTCTAGTTCCTCCACAATGTCAAGAAACTCGCGCTCTGCGAGGGCTAATCCCTCGATTACGCCTGTTTGATGTTTGTATTCATCAAAGTCAGCGCAACTTCCAGTAGCAACATTATCAGCCCTGTCATTCATAAGGTCTCGCAATTTCGACTTAAATTTGTCGATTAGCGAATCGCCAATAAAATCGCTTCTAGCCATCATTATTACCAGATGTTATGTCAGATGCAAGTTTAGCAGCAATCTCTGCTGCTTTGGTTGCCTCTTCACTGGTTATCTTCTCTCCCTTTGTTTTCGCATCAATTATGTCGCTGATAAGTTTTTGTTCCAACCCAGACTCGGCAATTTTCTCCTGCGATTGAATCCTTTCAATCTCAATGGCATCCTTGGATTGAGCTTTCTGCATATCAACCTGAGCCTTCATCTGATCCGCCTGTGTCTTACGTTGTACTTCAGCTTCCTTGATGTCAAGCTCACGCTTCTTGGCTTGAATCAATGGGTCTTCCATTTGTTCCTGAATCTTCTGTTGCTGTGCTTCTATCTGCTGTTTCTGCAACAATTTCTCGGCTGCCCCCGCGACCAGTGTGGAGAGACGCTTCTCAATACTTTCAGGCAATAGTTCACCCAATGGTGGCAATTCTGTACCCAATTCCATTTCAATTTCTGATCGATACTTGAATGCCAGATGCTCGCGGATATGCGATTCGACTGCTGCCTGCAATTGTTTCATTCCCTCTGGATTGCTTGCACCAATTTGTTCCAGCTCAGGGTCTTGCATTGCAGTCATGTGCACTGTAATGTGCGCTTCCTGATCCTGATACTCAAATGCCTTGACTGGTCTGCCATTAATCATGTCCATGTTCTCGGAAATCGGATCGGTTGGTACCGCCTCATCGTCAGGCGGAATAATCTTGTCGGCATCCCGAATGCCCAGTGTGTCCAGCATTTGCCTGTGCAGTTCTGGCAGGTTATACATTTGTGGCGACTGCGATGCCAATTGCAACGCAGCCTGATATTGCATGATGCGTTGTGCCATTGTTGCTGAGTTCGGATCAGAAACAGGCATAACATCAATACGATTATCAAAGTCTTCTATCTTTATTCCTGCCTCTGGTTCAACCTCATAGGGATATTCAGGTGAAGTAAAATCCTTGATCACATTCACCAAGATGTTAAATTCCTGTCGCATGGAAGCGTGAAGCCTCGCTTGGATAGCACTCATTACTTTCATGGTGCGCTCCAGAATTGCCAATGTGGTACCAACAGGGGCTTCCTGTTTCATATCGGCTACATTGAGATCGGAAGCACTGGTAAAACGTCTGCCTTCCTCAACGATGTTACTCAATAACTGGTACAGGACTGTTGATGGTTCCTTGTAGGGTAGGAACGAAATATTGTCCCTGATTGCCCCACCGGGAACATCAACATCCCGAAACTCACCGGGCATGATGGGGGTGTCATCACCTTTAATCCTCAGTCCTCTGGACTTCAGACCGCCGGGAAGATTCGATAAAGTACCTGCGTCTACCAATTGTCTTAACAAAGAGGTGGCTGATTTTGCCAATCCGCCAATCAAATGCACCAGCCCAAACCCATAAAACCCTATTCCGGGCAAATATTGGTAGTGTGCAAAATGCTGGCGCATCATTCTGCTTTCATCTTCTTCGTACCAGTTTCTGCGAACCGAGAGCACAATCTTGCTGGAAAGGTCGATGGTCACGACATAAGGTAAAGCAATGCCTGTCTCACTTCCAGTCTCATCTGTGTCTTCAAATCCCTCAAGGTCTATATTGACCATCATTTCCAATAATGTGTAGCGATTGTCAAAGTCATACGAGGACCTGTCTCCTGTCAGCTCATCGTATTTCTTTTTGATGTCATCAGGATCAGGGGAAGCATCAGGGAGTTCAACATCCCGATAAAACCCAGATACCTGCAATTTACGCACATCATTGGCGTTTTTCTTCATTACATGGGTAGCACGATCCGCCATCAGCAGGTCGGTTGCCCCATAAGATACAATAAAATCTTCTGCGGGAACGAAAATCGCGCAGGGTCTATTCATGTTCGGGTCGTAATACACTTTCCTGAAAGCTGATCCAGCCAAAGGCAACGAGAATAACAGCTTCTCGGTCTCTGTCCTGTATTCGGTCATCTTGTCGGTCAACAGGTAATTCATGTAATTCTGTACCCGCATCGCCTGCTTTTCCTTTTCCTTGGTATCCAAACCAAGAACCTTGGTATTAACTGGTCCAGCCGAAGGAAATATCTCGGTAATCGCTTGGCTCTGGAAACGCACCACCGCTTCGGTCAACATCGGGTGAAACACCCCACAAGCACCGGGCCATGGTAAAGTTCGGTCTTCTAGCTTCAGCCCAAGCTGGTCAAGCCCTTTAACATAGGTCTCTTCCCACTCACTGCGGGAATCCCGATCCCCTTGGTATTGTCCGACCAACTCTGAAGACAGTTTCTGTAATGCATCCTCACTCATCTCATCGGCAAGGTTGGCAAAGAAATCACCGCCTTGCTCAAACGCACTGGGGTCAAAATCAATAAGCATCCCGCCATCTTCGGTTTCCATTTCCAAAGCATTAGGTGGCATAAGGTCTATTTCCACTCCTGCTTCAAGCTCCCCTTCTATCGGGGTTGCTGGGGTTATTCGTTCTATTGCCATAAATTAGTAATACTCCGCTTTGCTTGGGTAAAAAGGTTCATCTTCCTCGTCAGTGTAAAGGCTGACGAATCCGCCCTGACGAAATCGTAACAGGGCTTGGGTACTGGAGTCCACCAAGTCATCGTGTTCCGCATTCGGAAACGCTGCAAATTCCTCGATCACTTCCTCTGCCCATCGGGTGTCTGGTGCCCAGACTACGCCAGTGGCAAACAAATCCGCCACCGCATTCACTCTTGCAATCTTGTCATTGCCCCTTGATGGGCTAAATTCAGATACTGGAATCCCCATCTGTCTCAATTCAAAAATCAGGGGGGTACCCGCGGCTTTTGCTTCAACCACAAAGGCATCGGGTTCATACTTCTGCCACATCTTGTAGGCTACTTTTTTCAGTTCTGGAAACTCCAATCGTTCCTTAAATGCATCCAGTAGAATCAAATTCGGTGCCTTCATACCATCCTCGTTGTCCATATAGAACACGCCCCATGTGGTACAGGCTGAATAATCCGCCCTCTGGGTTTTCAGGAACGCAGTATCCCATGACTGGATCAAAAACTCGCATTTCGGTGGGGTTTTGTTTTCCCACACTTTCCACCATTCCCGCTTCACCAACGCGCCTTCTTCGGCAGTCGGGTCTTGCTGGTACTGGGCTGACCATTTCGAGATCGGCAACTCTTTCTTCAGAGCTTCCAATTCCTCAATTTTCCAGAAGCCGGGCCATAAAGACTTGCCTGAAGGCAAAATCGCTGGCAATTCAATCAGTTCCCATTCCTCACCGCCTCTCTGGACGCTGGTCTTGATCAACTGACCTGTTAAATCTTTTTGGTGCCATCGGGTCATTACCACCACAATCGAGCCACCGGGCTGCAATCTCTGGCGTGGACCTGAGGTGTACCATTCAAATACCTTGTCAAATACCTTCGGATCGGCACTGGCACCTTCCTGCTCCGAATGGGGATCATCAATAATCAATAAATCCGCACCTTTACCAGTTACTGCACCGCCAACACCGATAGCGAAATACTCGCCACCCTTGTTGGTGTTCCAGCGACCTGCTGCTTTACTGTCTGCTTGCAGATTCACCTTGTCGAATACCTGTTGGTAATCTTTCGATCCCACCAAGTTACGCACCTTCCTGCCGAAACCCACTGAGAGTTCTGCGGTATGTGCGGTCTGAATGACCTTGCCATCTGGATTTAGCCCTAAAAACCATGCGGGCAAAAGATAGGAGGCAAATTCACTCTTGGTATGACGCGGAGGCATATTGATGATCAGGCGTTTCAAATCACCATTGATCACCCTGCCGAACTGTTCTGCCATAGTATGGTGGTGATCGCCCTCGATGAAGGCGGGCCACATAGCCCTGACAAACTTCAGGAAATCATTCTCGCATCCTTCCCTGAACTGTGCTTTATGCAAAAGATCGAGATCATTCAGCAATTGCACCTTCTGCTCATAGGGGAGGGTAGGCAGGATATTGTTGATCTGCTGTTCCAGTTTCATGGCAGATATACCTCAGGGATGCCGAAAGGCAACCTTCCGCCACGCCTGTAAATATGAAATGGAGGGGTGTCGCTGACTATCTTTCCCCTTACTGCTTTTGGCACTCCCAAATCACCAAGCCTTATATTTCTTCCTGAACTTACAATGTCTTCAATTTTGCCGGGTTTCAGATGCATCTTTTCAATCATGCGTATCGCTTCTTCAAGCGTTGTCGATTCAACAGCATTCCCTGCTGTATCGATCTGTCCCTTAGGACCAACATTAATCTTGGCTTCTGCATTCACCCAATCTTTTTTTCCCCTTGTGGCTGAACCTTTTGCAGTCGGGGCATGGTCGGAAATCCGTACTCCTATACTGGCTGGCTTGCCTGATCCCAGCCCAACATCCTTTTTGATCAAAAAATACCTAGAGTTATCCTTGCCACCCCGTTTAAACTCACGACCCGCTATGCTTCTTGATTTAGTTGCGTAGTCATCAAATGCCCTTGCACTGTACCTGACCAAATCTTTGTCTTTGTGCATTTTCCTTGGCGTTATTATCTCCATATTGTTTTTACTCAGAGGATATGTCTTGCCTTTTATCTTGAATGCATTGATGTCAGCCAAAGAGGTCTCAGGAGTGCTCACCGCTCCCTTGCGTACATTCCTTGCCCTGAACATCTGTGATTTCTGTGCTCTGCTGTAGGCTTTCCCAGCTTTGCTTGCTGTCTTCAGCCCTGTACCCAAGGCAATCCCAAGACCCGGAATCGCATAGGAGAGGTCTCCTAGCACTCCCAGTCCCTGAAATCCAGCCTGTCCAAGATTCCCTTGGCGAATGTTCTGTAAAATACTGGGTCCCATGCCTTCTCCTGTTGGATACAGCCCCAATGCATCGGCAATGCCAGCACCGGGAGCAAAATACCCAGCAGTCGTTGCCAAGGACTTAATGCCCTCAGTCATCCTGTAATTCCTGTAACTCGTTTATTAATCTGTTTGCCATATCCACATACTTTTCGTGCAACTCAATTCCAATATAGTCTCTCTTATTGTCTACACAAGAAATAGCAGTTGTCCCACTGCCAATAAAAGGGTCTAATACTAAATCATCAACAAAACTATAATAGTTTACAATCTTATCACTCAGCTCTTTTGGAAACGGTGCAAGATGTTTGGATGCGGTCTCAGGCATTATTTGCCATACATTTGACCTTTCATATCCATCTTCTACTAATGATTCTTCTAATTCTTTTCCATCATATAAACGAACAATTTTATCAATCAAATAATTTGATGGTTTTTGAAATACAAATATTGTTTCAGTTACAACATTTGGTTTATATGCAACTGGTTTACGGTGTTGATAGAAACCACCGTTGCGATTAACAGAAGCACCTTCGGGCTTTACCCAAACAATATCATCAATATATTTCCATCCCATCTTTTCCATTATAGAAAAGAAATGAAACGGTATTGCTAATCTCTTACTCTCATGTGCTCTTGACTTTCGTGCTTGTATCACTGGTGATAGATTAACACAACACATCCTACCTTCTTTAGTTACACGAAGAACTTGCTCAAACACATTAGTAAGAAACTGTAAATACTCTTTATAGTTAGACCATGTAGAGTATTCTCTTGCGTTGTAATAAGGTGGGGATGTAAAAGTTAGCTGGACAGATTCATCATCTAGCGTTTTTAATACTTGTTCACAATCTCCAATTAAAATCTCGTTTTTGATATTGTATTTTTTGGTCTCCGACATCAATTGTCCTCGTAAATGTTCTGCATCTGTGCCAACAGGACCCCTTCCCTACCATAGCGTTGTTCAAAATCGGTCTTGTGCGGGTGGCGGGAAACACATTCTGTGGTGTTGATGCCAGAACGATGATGGTTCCAGCAAAGTGGTATGGTCAAAAAATGCGCTCCCGCCTGTGTTTTGCCTTCCATATGATGGGGTTCACAAGGACTGAAGACCCCAATCTCGTTATGGCAGACAATACATCCCTGCTGACAGATGAAATCCATCCATTTCTTCTCTTCTTTGGTCGGAGTGCGACCTTTCACGGCTCTATGCGTAATCCCAAATACAGGATAACGAACAAAGCGAGCCGCCATACCATTTTAAACCACATACACACCACCTAGTATAATACCAGTCTGGTATATCCCCTAAACTAAAACTCTGGTATCAATACAGCCTGTATTGTTCTAGCTGGTATATTACCAGAGAGAGAATATCCACTGGATTATAGTATTAGACACCTCTTCACAGTTTCTTGTCAAGGCTTTTCAGGGTTAAATCCGCAGGGCGTACAGTGCGGGAACCCTTTTTCACCAGAAATCCCTTGGCAACCAGTCCCTTAATCAGAAAATGTATGTGACTTTGGCTCTTTACCTCCAGACCTTGCGCTATTTCCTTGTAAGTGGGGGCACAATAGTTGTTTTCCCAGTAATTGCGTACAAAATCCATTAACTCTTTCTCTTTTGGACTCATTCCAGCACCTATTCCTTTACCAAAACCCTTAGTTTAACCCAGCCTGTACCATTACCTTTACCTATACCTACCTCATCTCCTCCGAAACCCTTTACTGATGGGCGATATAGAAGATGCCATGGTCAATGTTTGAACATTATTTGCAAAAATATAAAAAATTTTTTTCACAGGAATAGGGGTACCTTAAGCAAAACCTGAAAACATAAAGGTAGATGATAGCATAATGACAGTAGTTATAAAAACAAAGGGGGGTAGGTTCGTAAAAAATGAAAATCCTATGTGCAAATCCCTGTTCGGAGTTGTTCGGCTCCATTTTGTTGCAAAAGGGGGGGTGGTAGGGGTAGCTGTTGCTTGGTGATTAGTTGGTCGTTTGGGGTGGGTTGGAAACTGCGCAGTATCGGATTGGCTGTCGGGATAGTCCTCTAGTTGGTGGAGATAGTCTGCTAGTTCTTGTTGAGTACCAGTCTTAGTTTCTCTCTGATGTCTGCCTCTAGTTCAGTGCTCGACTTATTGTTATTGACTGTCACATTTACTTTGCTCTCAGGATTGAACAGGTCTATCTCTCGATGCCTACCAAGTAGCTCTAATGCTTTCAGCCTACTGCTTGGGTTCTCTCCCTTAGTTTCTTCTACCAGTCTCTCCACAATATAGCGTGACAGAGAGAGCGTTGTAGTTAGTGCAGTGTCTTCCTTACGCTTGTTTAATGCATTGATCCTAGTGGTCACC